TTCTGGTGTTGGTGGTGCTTGTGTGTCAGTTTCTTCTTTTGTTAAATGTGCTGCTGCTTTATATCCTTTGTGTCCTGCCTGATAATTTTGCCACGCCTTTGTATTTGCTTTTTTATCTGATGCAGTTACAGTCATTCTGGTATCTTCTGGTGCTTTCTTTTCACCACCATACACAACTTTCTCACAAATACCTACAAACTCCTCAAATGTTCTTGCTCTTGGATTGTAGTATGGAGTAACGTCTGATTTATATTGAACACCACCAACATTCTTACCAAGATGCTTTTCTTGTCTTCTCTTCTTCTCTAATTCGTATTGTTGTTTTGCGGTTCTTGGTTTAGGAATGGGTTTACCAGTGATTCCTACTTCTGTTTTGTCCTTTGCCATTGCTACAAATACTTTTTAGGTATTTATAGTATTCAATCAATCGGAAGTTTTGCTTGTGAGTTACTCTTTGGGATGATAAGTTCTTCCATAATGATTTGCTTTGGTAGAAAGTTCCAACAATAGTAACTAGAACTGAACGTAATCTTGTCGTTTGGTCTACCATCAGGACTGTGAAACTTCATCCGTTTGTCAAACATCAACAGTTGAAGATCCTTGTCCTTGAATAATTGTTTCGGAGCACTATCATTCAACCAAGTGTTAGTCATAATCAGTGCAAATGGTTTGCCAAATGATAATGCTCTCTCAAAGAACTTACGTTTGTTTGTGAATGGTGGATTGGATACAATTACATCCCATTTGAGTGGTTCAAAATCAAAGAAATCTTGACCATAACGGATGTGGGAGTAGACTACATCATTCTGCTCACCAATCTGCTTGACAAACTCACTATTTGGAGTATCAAATGGGCACCAGACGATTACATCTTTGGGAATGTATTTCAGAATGGGAGTAACACCGTATTTTGGAGTATAACATTCGTCGTTGTTACCCTCCGAATACATCAGTTTGCCACTGTCAAGAGTCATACAATTTGAGTTCCGTATTGATAGATTTCTTTGCGGGTCAGATTACCAGAGAGACGAGGATCTTTGTGCTTACCGTGAATCTTACGTTCCCAATCTTTCTTAAGTTTAGGAAGCAGAATCATCAGAACATCATCACCAGTCAGTTTCCACACTTCAACGACTTTGCCACCATCATATCGGGCAATATAGTGATTGGAATACTTACCAAGTTTCTCCTCAATCAGATAACGTTCTTGCTCTTCCCAGGTATTTTGGACACTGATACCATTATAAGTCCCATTGATAGATTTAGCAATAGTTGATTTATACTCACATTCACCATCTTGATCGACAGCATCAGCACCCGAATAGGTTTCTGCTACTTGATGTCCAAGAATACCAGCAAGATGTATCTCGCGGGAGCGAGCATAACTGAAAGGATCACCCCAACCTTGTTCCTCACAAAGTTGATACATTTCCTCAAACAGTTGTTGAAATCTTTGTTCGGGAGTCATTTGCGTTGTGCTTATACTAATACAACACTTTCAAGGGCCCAGTTTCAATCAACAGGCAATTTACCAACACTTTTACCTTTCTTGTGATCTGCGATAAACTTTCGCGCAGAACTTTCAGTTCTACACACCTTCAACTGTTGACCGTTGTGTATAATCATCAGCTGCTTGCCATAAGGTACAGCAGCATATTCACCTTTGCCTATAATGAATCCCTCAATCATACCAGAAACCTCTTCTCATATTCAAGCAAATCAGATGGTGCAGGAATAACATTGTCATCATATTCTACAGCATTTTCCCACCTTGCGCCAGTCTTTTGATACAGTTTGATGTTGAGATGTTGGTACTTGAGATTAGTTGGAACGTGAACTTTATAGTCAATTCCATCATTCTCTGTCAGCATACTCAGCTGCCTATTCTCTTCCTTTGTGACTGTAATCGTGGAACAAGACAACCAGAATAGATTCTCAAATACATCATAATCAGACAGGTATTTGTCTGGATTATCCATAATCATCCGACCGATGAATTGTGGGGACAAACAGTGATCGTGAGTGCGTTCTTTTGAATTATTCTTTGCCTGCTCACTTATCAGACCAAGATGATTCACCTGCCCACAATCAAACACACCAATGTAGTACAATCGTGTGATGGGTCGGAAGAAATCAGGGTCTCCCCAGTTGACTACATTTGCTGCCAATGAGTTGAATGTAGTTTGGCAGTATGCTTTCCAGTTCTTCGAGTTCATTTTGAGAAAAATCGGTGATTTGGTTGCGATGGATGGGTTCTAGGTCAGTTGCAGCAGAATTGCAGAAAAATCAGGGTTTTAGTCTAGTGGCCACCTGATGTCTCATTGCGTCTCACCTGCGAACCACCGACACGGCAGGTTCGCCCTTCTGAAAGATAGTATCAACAACAGCTTGCACAGAGCGAGCAGTGGAGATGCCAACTTTATCATAGACGGGCACACAAACCAGACCAAACTTCTTGGATTCATCACCCAGACGAATCACACGCCCAATAGTCTGCGAAATGCCAATGTAGTCCATATTCCGCATAAACAACACTGCTTCCAGTCCAGACACATTGATGCCCTCAGATAGGATGCTATGATGAATCACAACAAATCGCTTGCTGCTATCCTTACCCCATGCGTTGAGAGTATCAAAGAACTTCTCACGATCCACCTTCTTGCCATCAATAACTGCACCAGTCTTGGATGTAATCATCATCCACGAATAACCACGCTGCCGAAGTTGCGAACAGAAATCAGATTCAGATACCAAACCGATGATTTGTTTGGTGGTGCGAGCACAAACCAGAATCTTTTTGATACTCTGGTCATCAATGGTTTCCAGCAGATTCTCAGCATCACGCTCATAAATCACCTGACGATCTTTGACCATAGGCAACTGCTTGACCACAACTTTAGGGGGCAGAATGTAACCACCGTCCACCAGTTCAGGTGCAGGAACCTGGCAGATTACCTGACCATAGACTTCAGGCAGGTTCATTCCTGGTTTGCCTATAGCGACAGAATGACGCGGGGTAGCAGTAAAGAAGTAGCAACGATTTGCATTGGCAGCGAAGTGCTCAGTTGCAGGGAAAAAGTTACGCTTGACGCTGTTATGCGCTTCGTCGAAATATATCGTATTCACTTCAATACCAGACTCCTGAACACGATTCAGGGAATTGTAGGTGGTGAAGATGATACGATGACGCTTGTATGTTTGTACTGCCCAGTCATAAATCACGTCAGGATTAGTGGTAGATTCGTGATGAGTTTCTCCACTATGAACGTGAAGAATACGAACCATAGGGTCAGTGATGTGCTCCAGAAACTCACTAGAGAGTTGCTCAGCAAGCAGAATACGCGGAGCAACAACTACAACTGTCTGAGGAGTTTCTGACTGAAACAGACGCAGAGTATCATAGATCATCTTCAGCGTTTTGCCGCCGCCAGTAGGAACAATCACTTGACCTTTGTTATGCTGAAGCATAGCAGCAACAGCACGTTCTTGATGAGGACGAAGAGTAATCACTTGTTCAGAAGATTGGTAAGGTCAAAGATAACATTTTGCATCGCAGCGCGAGAATAACCTGTCGCAAAAGGATAGGTTTTCTCGTGATTATCGCTCTCGGATGAGTCAACATTATAGCACACGTTGACTGCATCCTGCAAATTGCTAATTAGACGTTGAAGGGTATCAACCCTCACAGTCACGGTTTCCATAATGTTGTAGGCGATTCTAGAGGGGTCTCAGAGTGTTATACTATGGAGACAGTTTCAAGGGCCCAGTTCTACTTGCCCGTGAGTGATGATTGATAATGACTTCCAGGTTTGTCTCTTCCCTTTTGTAAATCTGCTTGAACTCTCTTACCAGTTCTCACAATTTTCTTCTTCTCGTCTCTAGTGTAAGGTCTCTTTTCGCCCTTTGGAAGTAAAGAACCTTTGATCATATGATCTTCTTTATCACCAGAAGGTTTCTTTGCTGGTGCTTTCTTTGAGAGAAGCTTTGTTGCTGCCTTCTCTGCTTCTTTTGCCTTTGGTTTCTCTGCTGATGCTGTTCCGCCCGATTTCTTTGCAGCAATTCTTGCCTGCGCTGCCTTTCTTCTTTCTGCTTTTATTTTCTCAGCATAAGATTGGGCAACTTCTTTGCTACCTCTTTCTTTCTCTGGTTGTTGTACTCTTGTGGATGCTTGTCTTTGAGTACCTACATCCTTTCTTTCTTTGTAACCAACAGGAACTCTCTTTACTTTGCCAGTTTCAGGATCTCTAACTGACTTCATTCTTCTCATTTCAGGAGCAGTTTTCTTGCGCTCAGCTCCGATCTTTTGACCATCACCGCCACGACGGATTTGTGATGATCCCATAACACTGGCATCGTATGCTGCTTCAGCAAGCAAAACAAACTCCTGAAAGGTTTTCATCTTTATCTAAACACTCTTTTTAGTATTTAGATCTCAACCTCCTTTGCTTTATAGGAACCCTTGAAGACACGACCTTCAGCATACAGTTGACGCACACGTTCACGACGAGTAGCAATCAATAGATCGTACTGTGCTTGCTGTTCTTTTGTAAAGACGAAATCTTGTTTCCTCCAAGCATCATTCAATTCACGAATGTGGGGGAGCACGTTAGCAATAGTTTCAGACATAATCAGTAATCGTAGTTAGAGTTAAGAAAAGCATTGAAAGATTTTTCATCTTCTTTCTCATCAAAGAGATCTTCATTCATCTCCTCAACAAAATCAAAGTGAGAAAACTCTTCAATTTGAATGTCGTCGAAAGAATCCATAATGGGATCGTTGCTTACATTATAGAGACAGTTTCAGGGGCCCAGTTTAATCAGCGAGACATAATTGCTTTAAGTCTTGCTTTCTTTGCTGCTACTTCTGCACCTGCTTCGTGTTCCATTTCTCCGTGTGCTTGACGGATTTGCATACCTTTCCAACGGGCAGATGCTCTGGCAACCTGTTTGTTATACTCATTTGGTTGCATTTTAGGATGCTGCTCCATAAATTGCTGAAAGGTCTTCATTGCTGCAATAGTTTTTGATTATTTATTTCAGTTGGGAAATGATGAGTTCTTAGTACACCATAAACAATAAAACAGTTGGTAATTAAAATAGACAAAAACATCAAAAGACGAATAAGAGCAATCTTATCTGCCTCTTGATTGTTTTTACCTGCTTTTTCTCCCAGAGATTTGGCAATCAATCTCCAAAGACTTTTATGTTTCATTTACCAGATTCTTTGAGTAGTTTGACTTGATTCCAATCATTCCTATGCACCAAGACACAAACATCATTCACCCGATTGTTCCCCACACGAACACAAACTGAAATATATTCGTCACAGACAAAACGAACTTCACCAACCCAATCTTTGTATTGAACGATGATGCCTTCGGCAAAGGATGGTTTCATACAAAGAACTTATCCAGTGGAGATTCTTTGAGTGTCATTGCTGTGTAGTTTCTTGTATTCTTGAAGTTCACAACTTTACCAACTGTAGAACTATTTACAGGACTATAGAACTTACATTCTTTATAGTTGTAGAACCCCCAGCAACATTTGACAGGTTTCCCCAAATTATAATCAAACTTGCGGTCATAACACAACCAAATGCGAAAGACATTACGTTTGAACTCTTCAACTTCATAATGTGTATTCTGTGGTGCTTTGTGAATAAACTGCGGAATCAAATCAACTGAAAGTTTCATCAGCAATCGTAATCTTTGACATATGAGAGCAGTTTAATCTGTTCTTGTAGTTGTAGAATCTCTTGCTGTTGTTCTGTAATCTTTTGTTGCAATTCAGTGATGCGTCCTTGATATTGAAACTTAAGTTCGTTAATCATTCTGTTAGAGTGTTCTACGTTTTGTGTCACGTTGTAAATGCCTCAACGACACTTGATTCTACATCTTCAGCAAGAGGATAAGTTCTTGCATTGACTACTTTTTCACGAAGATTTACATAAAAATCTTCATTATATCCATTATCATATTCTTTAATCAAATCAAAACATTCATTATCATCCACTGCAATCACTGCCCAAAGTCCACCATATTCACTTCTAGGAAAGGGGCAAAAATGATCAACCAGATAAAGAAACTTTTGTGCCATTTGTTTTTGTAAGTTACTCCTTAATTGTAATAGTTTTCGTCGCCTTCGTCAAGGATGTTACGATCAGCAGCAAAAATAAATGCGGCTCCGATTGTAAGAAGGGCACCAAGTCCCATACCAAGTAGAAACGTCATTAGTAAAATTCGGCTAAGTAATAATCAACTGGAATTTCCAAGCGTGCTGCTTCACGTTCAACTTCTTTCCAAAACTCTTCTGCTGCTTTGTTCATTTCTACTTGTTGAATTAGTTTTTTGATGCGATCGGGAATCATTTGCGTTTGTGCTCGTCTAAGTGATCAAAGTGTTTGGAGAATAATGCAAAAAACATCCAAGCAACTGATGCAGAAATGATAAGAAACTCTATCACTTTTGTTGTTGGATTACTTGTTGGCGATAGTATGCTTTATACATTGCATCATCGCGTTGAATACAAAAAATATTCCAACCAATGATTGCTACCACACCAAATACAGTAGCAATTAGATACTTACGTTCAGTTTGAGTCATACTGCAAGTGCTCCAGAGGGGATTTCAACAACTTCAGGCAATTTATTATCATCAAAACGATGCATATTATAGCACACCCATTCACCATTACGGAAGACATATGCAAACTCTTCGCTGTTATTAGGCAGAAGATACTCACATAGGTCAGCATCAAGGCGAGGAGGGCAATTTTCACCACGCTGAGAATAATACAACGGACCTTGTGCAACAGTTTCATTGCTGAAACCAGCATTAGTCCAAGCAGAACTCATATCACCACCATCAATCAGTTCGGCAACAAGTTCTTTACTATTATAGTGCGTGTTGAGAATACGACCCAACCACTCAGGATAACCATCCCAATGATGGTAGGCAGAGAGAACAGAACCATCTGCAAGTTCAAGACCGATGCGTGAGCGAGTTGCCATTTGAAAGAGTGCTTACACTATAAGAACACTTTTAAGGGCCCAATTAACAACTATACAGCAATGCTCCAAGTCCTGCACCAAACAGTGTCCAACCATTACTATTTGTTCCAGAACGATTCCAACCACCAGAATAACTACCGCGACCATAGTTTTGATAGTAACTTCCACCGTAATTGTAACTATTGCCAGTTAGAGCAGATGCTAACCCAGCACCCAATGCAGCACCAGCCGTAGGATTACAAGTTCTTCTACGATAATAATTGACTGGTGGTTGAGCAACATATCCACCACCATTTCCACTATAAACTTTAGATGAATAAACCTCTCCAGTTTGACAATTTACAGTCAGTTCAGTTGTTTGCACTCCACCCTGAATATAGTTTCCATTATCAGTATAACGTCCTGGGACGTAATTTTCTTGATATTGGCGACAAACTTGATAGGTATTAGTTTGTTGAGCAAACACTGATGTAGGTGATGCAATCAAACCTGCAAGCAGAAGTGCTTTGATTTTCATTTGTCTGTTTGTTTTGCAGTTATCATAAAACAAAAAAGAGGACGTGTAAAGTCCTCTTGTGACACTTATTCAGCCGCCCTTTTCTCTTAAACTTCGCACAAAATACTCAGTAAACTCTTCCATTTTATTGGGAGAAACTGCTTGAGGAAGTTGTCCTATTGCTTTACGGAGAGCATCCATTTCGTTCCATTCTGCATCAGTAAGTTTATCGTTTTTTCCTGATGAAAGTGTCATTGTTTTTCTCCCGAATACACAGATATATTAGCATATCAACATAAACTATCTAGACATTTAATAATCTCTTCGGGATTGCTTTACAGTTCTTAATCTTCACCAAAGAACGAACCAAAACTACCACGACTGCCTGGTTTTCTGTTCTCCAACAGATCCATCATTTCCTCAAACTTTTTACATTGTTCCATATCAAGGAGGAGTTTGGATAGTTGTTGGACTATCAGCGGTTTTTCATTTGTAGCAGCAGACTTGATAGCAGCACGAAGGTGTGATTCTGCCTCTAAAAGATGTTCTAAAGTAGCTGTTGATAACGCCATTTTAATCTTTCATTTTAAAAAGTATTATAGCATTTTAATTTATTTTCGTCAAGTAATCATCTTTAATTGTTCTTGTTACTGTCCATCTCTTATAGTGTTTCATCTTACCTCTACTAACAGCAGACATATGACTACTGTGTAATTTATTTTTTACACAAAATTGTTTTAAATTATTAGTATTAAATATTTCGTTTTTTGGCGAAATTATTTCGTAGTTGTATTTACCTCCATTTTTTATTTTTGCTTCTTTTATTTTTTTTATATGTTCT